TCAGGGCGCATTCCACACTCTCGATGCGGGGGGTATGGCTGTTCTCGCCAAGGAGATGACTGCCTTCCGTAAGGTCCAGGAAATGACAGAAGAGTCCGAACCAATAGGCGTTGTCTTCGCTTAGGTGGGGCTAGCATCGTTCGCATGAAGGTTAGGGTTGGATCGGACGGTCCCCATATCGCTCCATCTGAACGGGTCACACCGGCAGTGCTCGGATTGCCCGATGTTCCAGACCTGGAAGATGAACTGGACGCCATGATCTCGGACATGCAGGGTCTCACGCTCGAACTACCCGACGAAGTGATCCAAACCTGTGCAGCGCTGATGGCCCGATGCACAGAACTACATGTCCGCATGGTCCGTGTCGAAGGGGGAAGCCGCCACATGCGATGGGTGCGGACCCAGCAACTGACCAAAGTCATGGAACTCATCGAATTCACCTACAGGGCGGCAAGCCGTCTAGTTGAAATCCGCCGACAAGACGCCGAGTTGAGTCGATGAGTGACGAACACGCATTCGAAGCGACCAGCCAAGGCGGTGTGATAGTCGCATCCGAGGTAGACCCCGACATTGTCGAAACGTCCATCGACTCCGGGCTGCTCAACCTCTACGAAGGGGCTGCATGGGTTGAGCCAGTGAAACGTGCTCTTGCCTCCTGGGCCGAGGACACACGTAGGGGCGGGCGACGTGATCGCAGCATTTTCGCCAGAGACAAGTTTGTCACACCCGGCAAGATCTTTGAGCAGATGGCCATGGCCGAAGACGCCATGGACGACGACGTGGTAGGTGGTGTTTATGACACCTCCGAAGCTATGGCCTTCAAGAAAATGTCCATGCAATGCCAGGACCCAGACCAACGTGACGTGTGGAACCAGATTGCCAAAGACTTGAACCTTGATGCTTTCCTCCGCATGGCGTGGCGGGAACTCTTCAAGTCATCCCAATACTACGGAGTGATGTGGTGGGGGCGTAAGACATACCGGGTTCGTGGAAGCGGGGAGCAGCGGAAACGACGCAAAGCCTTTGACCTTGTCGTCCCGATGGCTCTCGGTGTGCTCGATCCGACACGTATCGTGCCGGTTGGGGCGACCCTGTTCGGGGATCGACAGTTGGCGTGGATAGCAGACGAAGGAGAACAGGCCCTTTTCAGGAAGGTGAAAGAGGATCGTGTCCTAGATGATCAGCTTGTCAAACAGATCTTCCTCGGACCATACAAGCCTTCAGCATCTGAAGCTCAAAAGCTGCAAAGCGAAGACATCCCTGTTGACCGTCTCTGGCTGCTCAACCCAGTCAACGTCTGGGCGGGCACCCTCACCAAAGCAACGTATGAACGTTGGGCGCGAGTACGGATGAAGGCGATATTTTCGTTGCTCGACATGAAACATCAGCTAAGAGAGATGGATCGGGCATTCCTTCTTGGGGGAATCAACTTCATCGTTCTTGTCAAGAAAGGCACCGACGCGCTCCCAGTGAAGAAGGCATCGGAGGTGACGCTCGTAGCAGAACAGATGCGCTCACAATCCAAATCGTCGGTCATTGTCTCAGACCATCGGCTCGAAATTGAAATCATCACCCCAGACCTTGAGCACATCATGGACGGAGAGAAATGGTCTGTGCTCGACGACCGGATCAGACTCCGACTGTGGGGAAGCATCGCGCCACCATCAGACACCGGCAACAAGGAGAATCAGATAACCCTGGCCAAGGTGGTATCCCTTGGGATCGAGAACCGCCGTCATATGCTCAAGCGGGACATGGAGGCAGCCGTCATAGATGCCACCCGCGACCGTAACGAGGCGGACCTCGATGAGCCAGCGTCACTCGAATACGCACCACGGCGCGTGGACCTCCTTTTCGACTCGCAGGTGGCCACTGTCTTTCAGGAGATCCGAGATCGTGGTGACCTGTCACGCGAAACGATTCTCGAAGAGTTCGGTTTCGACCTCGCCCTGGAGCGTCAGCGCCGGGAGGCAGAGAAGGACACTCCCGAGGGAGCAGAGGACGACGAGATCTTCGCTCCGGTCAATGTCCCATTCAACTCACCCGACAATCAGACCACTCCCGGTGGTGCGGGCCGACGAGGCGGTAGGCCGCCTGAGAACCCCGGTCCATCGACAGAGACCGGGTAACCTTCGTACGAAGGAGTAACAGTGTCAGAAGCGTTTGTCTTCGAACGAAACAACAAGGTCTACCTCAACGCCGTGGCGCGGATCATCTCAGACCCCGAAGACCTCCCGCGTGAGCTTGCCTTTGCTTTGAAGGGGAAACGCCTCAACCCGGCTTTCGTCTGGGTGTCAGGTCGTTACGTGCAAGGCGAGCAGATGAACACTAACGGCCAGTTTTGGACGACCGATGATCTCAAAGCTGGAGAGTATTCGATCCAATACACACCTCTCAACGTTCTTCACGAATGGCAATATCCAATCGGCACCTTTGTCGAAACCAAGCTCGTCCACCGGGAAGCCGCAGCCGAGGGAGAACTGCTGCCAGAGATCCAGGCTCTGTCTCTCATCTGGGCATCCAACTTCCCCCAGGTGGCAGATGCCGCCCGCGACGCTCACGACAAAGGGAAGCTCTGGTATTCGATGGAATGCACTGGTGAGGCGAAGCAGTGCCTGACCTGTAACAACACCTACGAATGGGCAGCCGCACGTTTCTGCGCCCATCTCGAAGGATCGAAGACAGCCCCACGACGATTTATCAATCCGGTGTTCCACGGTGGCGCTCTCATCTTCCCGCCAGTCGAGCCGGGTTGGGCCGACGCAGACATCGAAGAGGTGGCTAAAGCAGCACGCGAATACGCTGACCGTTCTCCGGTGGCATACAGCCAACTACCTGGAGGGTTGTCGGACAATGAGCGGATAGCACTCGAACATCTCTACAAGCTGAGAAGCACTCAGTTGTAATTCGATGTGTTACTCTTCTCTCGTACGAAGGATGGCAGCACATGAGGCCAGGCCAAGCAGAACATGACAAGCTGAAGGCCGAACTGCCCGAAAGTGCGGAATGTCTGGCCGACTGCCCTTACTGCGCTGACAACCGGGAGAAAGCCTCGAAGGAGGAAAAGGTGAGTACCGAGAAGGTTTATGACCAAGAGTCTGTGGACGCTCTCCTTGAGTCCGCCCGTTCGAAGGCTGCCCAGGAGGCGCGCAGCGAAGCCGAGACCGAACTGGCTCAGGCCAAGGCTGCATTGACGGCGAAGGAAGAGGAACTCACCGAGGCTCAAACCAAGGTCACAACCCTCGAAACTCAGATCCAAGAGCGTGACGAAAAGGAACGCCTATCCACATTGGCTGACGAGCGAGCCGTGAAGGTGACCGAGGTCACCGAGTTTTCTGACGAGCAGATCGCAGAACGGAAAGAAGGTTGGGCGAAGATGTCCGAAGAGGACTTCGACACCCTTCTCGCTGATTTCAAGGCAGTCACCGAAAGCGCGGCAAGCGCCAACGATGACGGCAAGGGAACCAAGAAGCCTCCAAAGCCGCCGACTTCCAGCATTGACGGAACTCGGGAGACCGCAGGCAGCGCAGGCACCGAGACGGAGTCCATGAGGAAGTTCCTCGCGGGCTTGAGCGCCTGAAAGGGGGTATAGGCAATGGGTTCTAGCACAACAACTCGTAACTTCGGGATGCGGCGTTTCACGAACATCGTTCGTGAAGGGCGGTTCCGTGCCCCGGCAGCCGCTGACCTGGTACTCGGTACGGGAGTCGAACTCGACCCGAACAGCACAACCGATCCGCAGGAGATCCGTCAGATCGACGGCGCAGGCCCCAACGATCTGGGAGGAGCCGGGATTCTGGGTCTTGTCGGTTTGCTCTGGTATGAGCACGATTCGCAGACCTACGTCGGAGCACCGGCAGGTTCTCTCGTACAGGATTTCAACACGGCCCCACGAGGCCGCATGGTCCAGATAATCCGAGGCCCCGGAGTCAAAGTGTGGTTCCGCAACACTGAAGCCGACACCCCCGAAGCGGGATTGAACTTCCCCGCCACCCGTGTGGAACAGGTCATGGTGGCCGCTCTCGGCTTTGACGGGGCAGGCGACCTGGCTCCAGACAACCTGCTCGCCTGGGATGCCGTGGCCGGGAACTGGGCGGAAACAGCAGTTTTGGCCGAGGCGTTCATGCGTGTCACTTATGCAGACAACGCCCTTAACACCTGCGACGCAGAGCTTCTGCTCTAGGAAGGAGACCTGAAATGAGCGTCAAGAGTTTGCTCGACAACAAGGGTCGCACTCCCGAAGAGCGGGAGGCAGCCCGCAAACTCCGTGAGGAGATCAACGAACTCGCCCGCGAGAACTGGCATGACCCCGAATGGCGTCGGGAGATGGCAGCCCTGCTCACCGAGTCGATTCTGGAGGGCTTCGAACTCCAGACATTCTTCGATGAGATCGTGGATGTGGAGCGTGTTGGGTTCGACGACAGGGTGTACCTCGAAGAGATGACAGGTCTCAAGGTCTTCTACATCGCCAAAGGTGGGAACATCGAGGCGAGCGCACTGGTCAGTGAGACCATCACCTTGCCTCGTGACACGCTGGGATTCCACGTGTACGAGTTCGAGGACAAGCTCCGCAGTGGGTTCGCTGAGACGGTCAGCCGTCTACGCAACCTTGCGATCCGGCGTCTCGACTGGGGCACCACCAACGCGATCAAGAGCCTGGCCCAGGCTTCGATCACGACCGGCTCCCCCTACTTCATCGAAGGTGTCGGGGTCAGCAAGGCTGCCCTTGACCAGGCGATCCGGGAAGTGGCCGACGAGTCGAACAGCGGTGTGGTCACCGTCTTCGGTCGTTCGACCATGGTCGACCAGATCGCAGATTTCCCAGGCTTCGCAGATGAGGCCCTGGAGGAGATCCGAGCACGGGGACGCCTGGGACGTTACCGAGGGTCCAGCATTGTCCAGGCTCGCAACTTCAAGGACGAGGAAGGCGCATCCCACATCCCGGCCAACGAAATGTGGGTCATGTCGGAAGACTTCGGCAAGTTCGCCTTCTACGGAGGACTCCTGTCGAAGGAATACGTCGAAGACGACAACTGGTACTGGCACTACCTGGGACGCCAAGACTTCGGTGGTGTCGTACACCGTCCAGAACGGGCACGGCGCATCGTCGATACCAGCATCACCCCGTAAGGCTGATCCTGGTGATCTGAGACGAGAAGGCCCCCGATATCGGGGGCCTTCTCTTATGCGTGAAACTGGAAAACGCGAATGGTATCGTAGTCAAATGTTCGCAGGAAGGATGGAAGAATGACTACTAGGACGACAGTGGAACGGGAGCTTTGGAAGAATGTGTCTCCCGGTCTGCGCTACTACCTGATTCTTGACATGTTCGGCAACCAGACCCACGGGTTGGTACAGGCGGGCCGCACTTTCACGATCACACCATTGGAGCGTCAACTCAACCAGCAGGCAGCCCAATCAGCCAAGGCGGACATGTTCCGCAACGGGACGTTCGTTTTGGTCAAGGTGACCGACGACACGATTCAAGCCGAGATCGACTCTCCGAACAGTGTCACCGATGCGGAGATCGAAACGGCTGTAGCGGAGGCTGTCGCCGGAGATCCGGTTCCGATCGAAGCGATGCTGGAGCGTCTCTCCTCGATGGTCACCGGCCAGCGCATCCTCGAAGAGGTGGTCCTCCAGGACGCTCCACAGTCGTTGGTCAACCTGACCAAACAGAGGATCGAAGACCTGACCGACAGGCCGATCGGCCCTGACGGCAAGCCGATGAAGATTGTGGAACGGGAGGTCATCCCACCGCCCGAAATCCAATCTGAGCCGTTCAAAGCCGAACGGGCAGTACGACCGCGATAGGAGAGCCTCATGGCCGAGTCGCACGGCGGGTTGGAAGCGATCGCGATCATCCCGTCCACTGTCGAACAACAGCTACGGCGGACCATGGTGTTCGGCCTCCCGGAGGATGATGCGGAGAAACCCACCTTCTACTTCGCCAAACAGGTGTCATGGGTTGAGCATGACATAGAAGGGAAGCCGTGGGACTGGACGACAGCGCCAGACACCGAGGTTCAGCCAGCCCCAGTAAAACCGATCTGCGCTTACGAGTTTCATTCACCCCTGGGGCGCACAGGTGCTCAACACAGC